TATAAAGGCGAGCGCTATGAGGTGAAGGAGTGTAGCTCAGTTGGTAGAGCACCGGTCTCCAAAACCGGGTGTCGGGAGTTCGAGTCTCTCCACTCCTGCCAACTTCCCTCTTTAGTTTCAGTGGTTTATGATTTTGTGCCAATGACTATCGGCACATGTTGGTGGCACACTTTTTAAATATGCAATATCGGGAATAACCCGACTTTAAGATGAAATCCCCTACCGTGAGGAGACGACGCGAAGCCCTTGGTGCTTTGCGCGGCCCTTCTCCAGCAAGCTGAGGGTGGCTTCCTCATTCTCATCTACAAGATGGACGTAGCGTTCCTTGGTGGTGTTCATGTTCGAGTGGCCCAACCAGCGGCTTATCTGCCATAGTTCGGCCCCGCCTTCGGCCAGCCGGGTACCACAGGTATGACGGAGGAGATGAACGTTGACGTCATCCAGTCCTGCCACGTTATCCCGTACGGCACGCCAGTACCGCCACGTTTTATTGGCGTCGAACCCGGTGAAGAGCGGTCTATCCCCCCGCCCGGCCACGGTGGTTAAGAAAGGCAGGTACTCTATAAATCGAGCCGTCAGCGGTAGCCGTCGCGGTTTGCCTGTCTTTGTCGTATAACGATCAAAGCTAACCCGCCCACCGGTGATATGGTGGCAGGTTACGTTCAAAGCTTCCCCTTGCCGCGCCCCAGTGTCCACAAGGAAGATGAATAGGGCCTCAAACACCCGCCAGTTTGTTGCTGCTGGCCCCTTCTGCATGGACCTGATGTAGGCCAAGGCCGCATCTTCTTCCTCGGCGGTTAGGGTGCGGTCCTTGGTGTTCCGCTCAGGCACCGTAAAGACCTTAATCAAGGACGGTAGGCGAGGGACGCCGTTCTTATCCATCAAGTCCTCATGTGCATAGCGTAGCGCCCGTTTCAGGGTGTACATTTTGCGGTTGATTGTGGCCGCCGCCCATCGGCCGGAGGTTTCCCATTCCAGCCCCTTGTCACGGATCATATGATACGCAATATCCGTGATAGGCGTGTCCTCTCCGAACTCTTCCAGAAGTATCTTTGTGTTAGAATGGATGGTAGGCATGGAACGGACCTTCTCAGGCTTCCAGATGTCCCGGTAGCACTCCCGAAAGAGGTCTTTAAGGGTGAAGGCGTCAGAGGCGGTATGCGCGGGAGTGGGCGCATGTTTACCTCTAGGCGCTGGCGGGGAGATGGTCCCATAGATCACCTCAGACGCCAGCGCGGCGGCTTCTCGGGCGTCCTTGGTGCCGAGAGACCGGCGGCACCTCTTCCCGGCGTCGTCGGTCCACTCGACAAACAAGTAGCCGTTGTTTCGCTTTTTGATCTTCATTTGGTTCTCCTATCTACCATCTACCATCTTGGACACAGCCTCACTAATTTCCTTACAAATCTCCCTGCCGCGCCGGGTAAGCCGATGGAACCGGGATTTACGGTCATAGGGCTTCGTGTACTGCTCTACAGCCTCCACGCCTCTCTTTCGGCCCCTACCGGCGTCCATTAGGGTATATAGCCTCCTGCTGGCGGAGGACTGAGTTGATTGGGTGATCCGCACAATGTCTGACACTGTGATGTCTTCACGCCCATCGCGGAGGGCTATCTCTAGGAAGAGGAGTAACTGTGATAAGTTACACTCTCCCCCAAAGATAGCTATAAGTTCCTTTGTGAGTCCTCTAAGGGACGCCAGTTCTATGCCGTTTGTCGTCATTTTCTTTTCCTTTTTCGGTTGCGATCGCTGTTTGCCCGGTTACAATGTCAAGCATTATGTCGATCCTGAATAACGTTAGTATGTACGAAGTTACATTTTTCCCGCCGTCGTGTCTATATATATTTCGAGAAAATAGAAACTTAGGGTGCTTTTTGATATAATTCCGGGCCACGTACATGTGAAGTCGCATACTTAATCTTCCTTAATCAAGAGTTATACTAGGGGGTGTCCCCGATGTATGTTATAGTGGAGTCTTGAGAACAAATCAAGAACGTTTTGTTGCTCCATCTGATGCCTGCAAGGCAGCCACGTCATAGGGGGTTAAATGGTCGGAGTTACGATCTATGAACTCTGCCATATGTTCCTCGGATGCGAATAAGTATTGGGTGTCATCTGCTTTCATGCCACAGAGGACCGACATGAAGCGCGCTTGGCGGGCGGACTTTAAGACACCCTCTGTCGAATCAAGCGGATTATCGAGATTGCCGATATGCGCAGGCGGTTGCCCTTTTTGACTATAAAACCATATCATCATTTCTTAGATTCCTTCTTCTATATTGGTCCGAAATAGGAATTACGGACTACCCGTGGCGACACACCATAGGCGCGCCTGCAAGCTTCCATAAGATCACTTCGGGTTTCGCCGCAATCCTTGTGGAAAATAGGGGAAATGGTAATACGTGAAGACCAGCCGCCGGTCGCCGCATCGGCGGCTTGGAGACGCCAGCCTTCACGGCCGGAGCCGACGACATGGAGTTCTATAATCCCATGCTTCGCTAGGTCTTCTATCGACCTATACTCCCCATCGTGCATTAAGCATTCTTTCCATTTCATCTTTTATGTTTCCTCTTCTTCTGCTTCCCATAGTGCGCGCTCGTGGCGCGCCTCTTCAATTGTGTCATATGCTATAGGCGAATCATGGGCGGTCTCATAATCATAAATATGATTCGCCCACAGGCCGATTTCGGCCTCTTCTTCGCTGTCGAATATAGCAGCCCTGTGCGGGAAATTACCTCCCGGCCCCCATGACCAAATCTCACGTCCCCGCCGATGATAGCGGGGGGCGACCCCTCTAGGCGTGGTGGTTTCATCGATGTATTGCTCTACAAGAGAGCGGAAAGTTCCCTGTTCGATCTCCCCCTCAGGGGATACCCAATACACTATTTTGTCTAATTCCTTGATGCTCATTTCTCTTTCCCTCTAGCTAAGCAGCTTTGCGATTATCTCAAAGACCGCATCAAGGCACACACCAAGCGCGGCGGGGGCCAGAAAGCCCCATACGAATATTGTTAAAACTGTGTCCATTGGTTAAGCCATTCTGTAGATGATATGTTCCCCGGCGATCTCTGCTTCCGTGTAATCATAGTGGAGATCAGCGGCTATAGCATCATAATCAAGGTATCCTAGGAGATGCTCAGGGAGGTCGCCAAAGATACCATCCTCAACAAACTGTTCTGCAAGTTCGCTCATGGAGTCACGGTAATAAATGTCGACATCTTCGACGTCCCTACTATCCGTCCCGCCATCCCATGCGTAACCGCATCGCCCATACTTGACGATCGCCTTTATTTTATCATGGCCTGACCATTCTTCAGCGAGCGTGAAGAACGCTTCTAGGGTGTCTTGGTCGATGTTTAACGCTCCGAACAGCGCGGCATCTAGTTGCGATGCATCCACAGGATATGTTTTAAACTCTTCCACAGGATAGCCGCAGCAGTCGGTATGGTCTTTTGTCTTTTCCAGATACTCTTCATAGCTTGAGAAATAGACGCAAGCGGCCATCAGGTTGTAGGGTGATGCACAAAGTTCTATCGACATTTTTAGGTTTCCTTTTTGGTTGATCACTCAGTGATTTTGAACATGAGGTTGAAGGCTTCATCCTCATCGTATCCCCGCTCTACAAGGGCGATGTAAACCATGTGGCGGCCTATCGCGCCTTCGAGATATTGGAACTCAAGCGATTTCAGGAATGTTGCGTTATCGGTCATTTTTGGGTTTCCTTTTGGTTGGTTAAAGATTAGCTAAAAGACAGGCCAAGCGCCTGTCCTTCGGTTAATCTTTAGGGACAACGTGATAGACTGTAAGGATGCGATAACGGCGTCCGGCCGTCCAATCGAGGACATCCCGACCTTGGACCGCTAGGACGTGGCCCCGGACGTGTACAAGGTAGCTTTCCCCGGCCTGAAAGGACGGGTCTTTGGGGACGGTGGCTACCGTCTTGGCTCTGAAGTCTATGGGCTTGGCAGAATATCCCACATCTTCATAAGCCGCGAGAAGGGCGGATAGCGAGGTTCCCTTTCTTTTTTTCCGTCCTAGCTTCCTTAGGGCCTTGTGTGCTTGCCCATAGGTTAGCTTTGTGGTGAGGGCGAGCGCCTTCACCGAACAATCATTGCTTTCCCCGGCGCGTTCCGCCGCCGCTTTAATTTTCTGGTACATATCAAACTCCACTTAGGGTTAAATTATATTTCGGGTATAATAATCCACAACAAAACCTGACCTATCCTTTTTAGCGCGTCCCTTGGCTTTCAGACCGACGATGACGCCCTTCGGGTCTAGAAACCTAACGTCGGTTTCGTCGCCGTTAATCACTGGGCGGCCCATAAAGGTTTCAGGTAGTTTTCCCCGAAAAACTACAGCGATATTTGCATCCGCCGGCAGGCGGTCCGCATACGCCGCATAAGATGGTGTCGATCCACTGTATGACCATGAGAGATGGTAGTTTTCCGGCAAGGGCTTATCCAGCCGCTTGGCGATTTTGGTATAATCGTAAAATTGTACGTCCGGGAACCGCTCAAAGATTGTCGAGCCATCCGGGAAGTATACCTTTTCAAACTGAATATCTGAAGTGCCATTCAGCCGAACAGCAGGTATAAGACCTTCCCGCCCGGCCTTCCGGGCAAGCGCCTTGATTTCAGCTTCCAGCCGCGCCAGAAAGATTTCCCTTGCATAGGTGAAAAGTCGTGTTCGGCCAATCCTTGCGCGCTGCATGGCGTTGTCTGGCAGGGTTGCGCCCGACGGCGCTCTGAATGTTTTCCGCCCGGCGGCTATACCGCCTCTTCCCGCCGTATTGAGACATCCGGCGGCGCATCCGGCCAAGTCGGCCATTGGGCATGTCACCATTCCGGCGAGATTGTAAGGGGCGAGGTGTAAGACGCCCGACAATACGCCCTTCTTTAATCCCTTGATAATTTTCGGGTTACTCAAAGTGAGCATACGCCCTGTGAAAAGGGCTTCCGCTGGTTCAATTTTATGATCGATTTTCATTTTATGATTCCTCTTAAAACTTGATGTTAGCGACACTTTCCGGCACATACCGGGCATGGCGATACATAATCTTCCGGTCAAACGTTCCCGATCCGGTTTTTACGTTTATCAGGCGGATGTACTGCCCGTCATTTTCAACCTCATAAGGTTCCCCCGGCTTGGCGTAGCTGCCCACTGGCACCCTTGAGAAGACAACAACTTCACCTGTTTCTGGCACGTCATACGCTATCATTTCCATTTCCTTTTTCAGTTCTGTTAAAACGTCAAAACCCTGCCAGCTTTGACAGGGCTTCAAGCTTTCAACAAAGCGTTGCCGACATTCATCACAGGGCATGTCGGACACCCATTCCACTAACGCTAGGCGCTAGTGCTTACTTGTATTTCAACAAGGCCGGGCTTCTCAGCCCCTGACCCCTAGTCAGTCACAGATAGGTTCACTATCCCCTATCCGCCGCATGGATACCGTTACACAACGCTATCACCTCAGGGCCTACCGTCTGTGCTTCAATCGGAGAAGCTATGTAACCCCGGTAGGGTAGGTTGTGATCCGCTTGGCGTTTCGCCGCTGCTGATGTATCCCATTATGCACATCGGGTTTAATCCGTCAACAGAAAAAAACGCAAGTATGATAAAAAAGTTAAAAAAGCTAGGAAAATTGCGGGATACAGCCTGTTTTTTTTCCGGAGAAAGCCGCTAGTGTTCGCGAACATGTGCACCGGGTACGCATCCGGACACTTAAAGGTCACTCAATCCTATTGTGGCCACTGTGGCTCACCTGGGCACAAGCGCGCAAATGGTTGGCCTTTGAGCGGACCATTAAGGGATCATCAAGAGCCTTTGAGGGCGATAAAAAAAACAGATAGTGGCGGAAAGACGCGGGAATAAATCAGGATGGACAGCCTTAACCGGCCGACCTACATATATTCCCTCTTAAACAGGGATTGCATAGCCTTATAAATCAATAGGTTAGCGTATGCAAAGAGCCTTTGTGTGCCAGTATGTGGCGGATAGTGTGCCAGCGGGGGGATCGGAAGGGGGAGGGGGTACGGGGGGAAGTCCGCGCGGTAGGATCATTAAGTGGGCATTCAGATTTCCGCACCAAAATAAACGGGAAGCTATAAAGCTCACCCATACCTCAGAGCCTCTCAGAGAACCCTCAGGGAAAGCAGAAGGCTCCCCATAGAGGGGTAACACCCTCAGGGAAGCTCTAAGCCCTCTCAGCGAGTCTCTGAGGGACTCTCCGCGGCTCACAACAGGGCATCCTTTACCTCAAGGCTTAGAGGTTTGCTTAAAGCTATACGGAGTGATCTCTAAGCTTCCTTAAAGGTATTGGTCCCCCTAAGACGGGGGAACCCTTGTCTATGGATAACACAAACAGGGGTTCCCATTGAGTTAATCTTCAAGGTAACTATGAGCTATCTTAAAGAGTATCTTAAAGTATATCTCAGGGGGGTATCTCCTAGAGTGCGTACTAAGGGTGAGTCCGTAGAAAAGCTATCTTCTGCTCATCCACGCTGGAGGGGCAGGCTTACGTCCTTCACAGTCAGCGATGAACTCTTCTAGGGCAGCTTCAAGAGCAGCCTCTTCAGCCTTACGTTCAGCATCCTCCACATCAGCGATCAGCCGTTCACCCCAGTAGGCGACAGCCTTTGCGAGGGTCTCTAAGCGGTCATCATGCTTCAAGGCCCCTCTGTCTTTAGTGATGTGGGATAGCTGATAGAAGAGACGGTAGACGTTGGTGTCTACTGACTTGTAGTCGCTCTTGACTAGAGCCTTATCGATAACCAGCCGGTGTCCTGCAAGGGAAGGCTCAAGCTGTTCAATGATCCTGACTTCCTTCTGGCCGGACACTTTGTAATCTTCAAGGGTCACTGGGTAAACCTTGTTGATCACCGGGGAGAATAGCTTGGTCCACATACCGTCCCCGAAGTTATCCTCGATGAGGATACGGTTCACCTTCTCTTCCTTTGCGATCTGAGCGAGGGTGTTTAGAGTTTCCTCTGAGTAACCATGACCACCTACGCCACCACACCTTCGGGCATAGATCATGCCTCTGAGCGTCTTGGTAACGGCGTATGCCGTCTCATCCTTCCCTCGACCTGATGGGTCAATGACCATAACAGACCCTTCGTAGTCCTCGAAGCGGTCCGCTACCCACATCGGCTTGTGAAACCTGTCACCGTCGAACCCGACGTTGAACTGAGAGAGTTCCTCTATGGCGTTCTGCTTGCCTGACCCATAGGTCACCTGAACGGGAGCCACATCCGGGTCCACGTCCATGACAATCAGGTCGTTGATCTTGAGGGGGTACTTCTCTTCGTCCGACAGACGCGTGTCGAGCATGAATTGTAGGGTGAAGCCGGTGGAGCTATACTCCAACTCGCGTTCCATCAGGTCTGCCTCGTCGAACCTCTCAGGGTCGGTAGGTGCACCACCGTGCGGGGAGCCTGTCCGCTCCATTAGGGAAGGGTCTCCCTCAATGTCCCTCAGGAGGGCCGGAGAGAGGTACTCGCCATAGTGTTTCAGATTTTCAGAGGTAGGGTAGCGGCTGGGCCAAACACGCACTGAGTATCCCTTAGAGGGCAGCAGACGGTAAATACTATCTTGAGACTGTGGAGTTCCCAAGTAAATCGTCTCCGCGTTCTGCTTACGGAGAGCCGCAGCTTCCTCTGTGCGAGCGGAGAGTTTCTCCCGCATTGTCTCGGTCTCCGAGTTGCTCGGAACCTCAACGTCATCAAACAGAAGGATGTCGCCACGGGAGCCTGTAAGCTGCCCGAAGATACCCACAGCTTTCACCGAGGGGGATTTATCCGGACGTGCTGGTCCAACATCAAAGATGAGAGTAGAGTCCCGTTGGCCGGGCTTGGCCCTCAGATGCGACAGAAACTCCACCTGATTGATTATCTGCTTAATGAACGTGGTGATCTCTTGAGCGAAGGTCTCGTTGGCGGAGACCACGACAATCTTCAGATCAGGGTTCTTCCATAACCGCCATACGATATAGGCGGCTGTGATGAATGACTTGCCCACGCCACGGAACGCCTGTATGAAACGCTTTGGGGGTCCGTCGGAGAGGAACTGGGCAATGTCATATTGTATTCTTGTAGGTTGCGGGAGGTAGAGTATCTTTGTCCAGACGAACCAGAGGAACTTTCTGAAGTCCTTCTGCATCGCCACCTCAGAGCGGGGTAATTGTTTCGTCAGAGCATTGTCTCCGTTTTAAGAGTCACTGAGCGCATGTAAGGAGGGTCGGGTAGGGTAAGCACCAAGAGGGCCTTTAAGCCCTCTCAGTGAGTCTCTGTGCGCCTCAGCGGGCCTTCATGTGAATAACGTTACCCTCGGCATCGAAGGAGACGCTCTCCAGCTCATCAGCGAGGGTGTCTATATGCACCTCTTCACGGGCTGGGGCATCAATCCCATTATCCTTCAGAAACTTGGCCGCCTGCGCTAGGAGAGACGCTTGGATAGGCTCTCCGCTTGCCTTACAGCGACGTATCTCTTCAACGAAGGAGTCGGCCACAAGGCCGTGAAGGGAATTGAGGAGTGCTTCTGTAGCGCGATCATTCATTGTTTTTGTCCTCGATCTCCGCTTTGATCTCTCTGAGCAGGTCTCTGATCTCGTTGGTTTCCTGCTTGATTTCACGGAGCTGTTCAATCTGCTCATCTTGGCGGACGTTATCCAGCTTGTTGCTGATAACAGTACCACCAAGGGACAGAAGGCCCGCCACTGCGACGGCTTTGAGCGTCCCTGCTAGGAAAATGTCTTCAGTCATTTTGGAGTTGAGACCCCGAGTTCACCTCAGGGTCTCCCTTGTGCGTGTGGATTAGTACCGCCGCTTGTTGATGGAGCCTTTACGTCGGCCGCCACTGGAGCTTCCAGAGCGAGGGTCGATGTTGGGATTGCGAGCGTCACTATACAGCCGATAGACGTGGTAGGCTACAGCTACTGCGGCAACGCCCAAGATGAGGAAGAAGATTGGTTCCATTTTGATTTCCTTTAGGTTGATTTAGGTTACTGGGTGCCGATCTCAAAATCGACAATGATGCTTGGGGAGTAGACGGTCACGCCACCTGCGACGACCTTACAGCGGAAGGTGGCTGTTTCGACACCAACGTTGGCCTTTGTGAAGGTTGTTGTGGCGGCTGAGGGACTGTTGGCTGTGATCGCCGACGATCCACTTAACTTCTCCCAAGTGAAGACGTGGCCCTCGCCTCCCACAGGGGTGCAAGTGACGGGGGCTGTTGTCGCGGGGGCTGACGGGCCTATCTTAGTGAGAGATGTTGGACTTAAAGATGCCGAGGTCAGTATGGAGTTAATAACTGTCTTCCAGATACCGGCGTCCTTTATGTGAAGCTTCTTGACCTCTTTCCAGATACCGGCGTCCTTTATGTGAAGCTTCTTGACCTCTTTCCAGATACCGGCGTCCTTTATGTGAAGCTTTGGCATTAGACCTCCATCCAGACGTCACCATCTGCGCCGCCGGTAGGGGCAGCCGCAGAGACTGTTATGGAGCCGGACGCATGAGCTGAAGCTGCATGGCAGAGAACGGACCCCTTACCGTTGAGTTTTATGCTCTTATCAACAGTAAGCCTACCGTCGTTTGTCAGCGCCATAGCCCCTTGGGCGTTCGTATGGGCATCCTGCCCCCACCAGAAGCCTCGATTGGCCGTGGAGTTCATCTGGAAAGTCATGGCGAAGTCATTAAGGTCGCCATAGGTATAAGCGTTACCCATGCCGATACCATATAGGCTGCCACTCCACACACCTAACTTAACGCGCGCGGAGGTGGTTCTCGTCCTAATGCTGTCCACATCTAGGAGGCCAACGATGCTCACCCCAGCGCTTGTTGTCTGCAATTTAGTTGCACCGGCGTAGTGCAACTGTGTCATACCTCCGCTGAAGCAGTTCATCCCCCAAGTCCCATTAGACGTGGTTAAGCCTATGATGGTGGGTACGTTAGAATAGAGACGACCTCGTAGGGTTCCGTCCCCGCCGATTAACTTCAGCCCCACCACGGCAGCATCGCCACTCTTGAGGTTCAGGTGTTGGACATTACCATCATCATACAGCCTTACGTTGTCATTAAAGTGAAGCTGATTGACATAGTTGATGTCGGTGTTCTTCATATGCAGACTACCTGCCACGGTAAGCTTATAGCCACTTGCAGGGGCCACTCCGAGTCCAAGAGAGCCTGTGAGGGTTCCACCGAGGGAAGTTAAAACCTCCGCCCAAGAGCTCCAAACGCCAGCATCCTGCCCCCGGACGTACCACTTGTTCGTCCGCCAGTCGCCCGCGAGCTGTGTTTGATAAGCAGGACTGTAGGCCATCGTAAGGAGAGAGTGGTCTACCCCAGTTGGTTTGTTTACGGCTGCGCCGAGCATGTAGTCAACGGAGAACCCTCTCCCATCCCCTACCGTATCCGGCGAGCCGGTGGCCCGATTAGCTAGCTCGGCGTTCACCACGATGTCAGCGTCACTGTTTCCGGGATAGAAGTATTCACCCCCGTTCTTAACAAACAAGCCACGAACCTCAACCGTATTCCCCGCTTCGCCCAAGTACATCGTCTGGGTACTTGTGTGCCCATGCCAATGCTGGGACTGGAGAACATAGAAGCTAGTGTCCCACCTTGGGGCCGCCATCCCAGAGCTATATAAGGTCGAGCGCACGGTTCCGGCGTCTGTGAGAACCCTCTCTTTAGGCCCCCATGTTGTGCCAATACCAGACCTATAATACAGTGCCGTATCTGCGGACCCCATCTCAGAGCTGGCAATAAGCTGCCAAGCCCTGTAACCGTCGGTCCACCCTTTCATCGTTATCATGGAGTCCCATGTGGATACGGACCCGGTGATGTCGTCCGTAAATGATAAGGTCATTGCCTTATCTGTGAAGCCATCAGGGGTGGTGTCGCCATTAAGGCGGGTATCCTTTACAGCGAACCCGCCCGTTGCGGATATAATAGGGGCTGTAAGGGTTCCAGACAGCGTACCACCTGCTAAAGGAAGGTAGCTGTGTGTATGTCCAATAGGTGAGTAGGCGGCATCGTGGCTGTGTGTGGTAAGGGCGAACGTGGAGGGGTCTAGGTTACCTGCGTGCCATACCTTACTGCTATTAACGAATAGGTCGTAGTTCGCTATGATACTAGTACTCTTCAAGGTGAGCGAGGAGCCACCAATAGTTGTTACGATCATATTGCCTGCGGCGTCGGTGCCTGCATAGCCATCCCACACGCCGTCAGCGCCGTAGAAGGAGATGTAGTTCCAATCATTAGCTTCTCCCGCAGGGACGCGGAGAGAGAGAGCAACATCGCCGCTCTGCTGGACTGTAAGGGTTCCAGATAGCGTACCACCTGCTAGGGGAAGATAGCCATGTGTGTGTCCTAGAGGCGCATAGTCCGCGTCGTGGTTGTGCGTGTCCGACGCATAGGGGTGTGTATGGGTATCCGCCTTACCGGCCAGAAAGCCGTCAACCTCCGCCTCCGTATAGTAGAGATCGTTGTGACTGTGGGAAGATGGGGCATATATACCAGCATGGTCGTGAGACGTCAGGCTGTACCCGGAGGGGTCAAAGTTGCCGGAGTGCCACAGAGAGAACCCCTGAGCCTCCCACTGATCCCCCGTCTCGTTCCATTTTAGGGTAGCGCTGGGAAGCGTCCCTCTGTTGATCTCAAGCCCACCATCGGCGATAGGAGTTGATCCTGCGTAGGCCGCATTGAGCGTCAGGATGCTATCCCCTATGTCAACCTGATTGGAGTTGATAAAGTTAACCGCCCCGGTTACGTCGAGCGACCCGGTAATGGATACATCGCCAGTGAAGGCCGCACCAGAAAGAGCGGCGTACAAAGCGGGGTTAAAGGTAGCCGCTGCGGCGGCGCTGGCGGCGGCGTTCGTCTCGCTTGTAGCGGCGGCTGTGGCGCTTGTTGCGGCTTTTGTCTCACTGACAAGCGCGCTTGCCTCTGAGGTCTGCGCGTTGGCCTCGCTCAGCGCGGCGGCCTGCCTGTGGACTAGTGAGTTGGCCTCTGAGGTAGCGGCGGTAAGCTTATGCTGCTCCGCCAAGTCACGAGCAGCAAGGGAGGCATCTCGCGCGCTCTCAGAGAACCCTTGAGCGGACACTGAGGCGTTCTGCGCTATGATGGTGTCGGCAAGGGCCGCCTCAGCAGCAGCCTGCGCAGCTTGTGCGGAGCCGGTTGGTCCCGACACATCCAGCTCAAGACGGGCTGGGCATTTTACATAATAGACTGTCCCGAGGAAGTCTGTGAGAGGGTAGCGCCCATCACTGTATGGCCCGCCGGTAGCGGAACCGCTGAGCCAGTCCCGCATCTCATCCTCTCGGAGAGACCACGCGGAGACCAGTTCGGACTGTTGCTGGGCGATTTGGGCGTTAGTGATGGGCATTCATTGGCCTACTCTGTGGGGTCGGAAGGGGTCTCTTCCTGCTTATCAATTTCATCCTGTTGCTGCTTCAGCAGTGCCTGCCCGAGCTGGACACCCTGCAACGAGCTGGATACTGCGTTGATCTTGGCCTCAACATCCGCCTTCTGCTTGGTAAGGCGACCAAGCTCTGCAAAGAGCTGCGTCTGTTCGTTCAAGAGGTTCTGCACCATTTCGGAAGGTTTGGCTTGTTGTTGCATTTTGGTTTCTCCATGTGAGGCGCGGGCGTGTGAGAACACAGAGGCCCGGCCTGATTAAGGTTAAGGATTATTCCTCGGTTGAAATTATGGTCACGCGCTGAGAGATGGAACCCACAAGCGTGGATGCGTCGCCATCAGATATACGAGCGCGGTAAGTCCTGTCTGATGTGCTTGGGTCGGAGTCCGTCCAAGTTAGAGAGCCTGACAGGCTCCAGTCGGTGCGGGTGCCGCTCCAGTTGTTCTCAGCATTGTAGGACTCCCTGCTCCTCTTCGATCCTGTGAAGACTTGGGACATACGCGTTACCCATATGCCGCCAGTATATTCTTCAACATATAGCGTCAGGCTACCCCAAGAGGTTGTAGTATCGGATATTTCATCAAAAGGTATCCATGTTCCTGTCTCGTAGGAGCCAGAGATGGTAATGCTGGCGACAACCTGCTTGTTATTACCATTCGTGCCAAGAGGACCAACCGTGACGGACGCGTCTGCGGCCAGCGATGATGTGCTGGCGGACGTAGTAAGGATACCTGCGGATAAAGAGCCTCCATAGTAGGAGTCCCCGTTCGTCTTAATGTATGAAATGGCGTTCGCCTCGGTCATGAGATTAAGAGCCATCTTAGGCCCGAACCACTCAAGGAACTGGTTGGTTGACCCAAAGCCCAGCCCCATGACCTTTATGAAGACGCCATTATCCAAGATGATCCGGCCGGTCCCCATGTTCATGTCCCCATTAAGAGAACCTGTAACAAGCTTGTTGATCGCTAAGTTCTTCACCATGAGGTCTCGGATATAGGTGACTCCGTTATCTATCTCGAAGGGGATGGTCCCGTTCTGTGCACTGCCACCATCAGGATCAATGACGACGAACTTGTCCGCCCTTATCTTGAATGTCCCGGAGGAGCCATCATTGTTCTGACTGAACCCGGTGATGTACCCGTTGACGTCCAAGGTAACCCCATACTTGGCCTCAAGGCCGTTCAGGGATGAAGCATGTTGTGTCAGTGTTGCCGTATTCCCGTTCACTGTGGTCGTCAGTGCCGTTACGTCCGAAGCTGTAGACGTTATGCTCCCCTCTGTGGCCGTGACGCGCGTCTCCAGCGCGGAGTAGGCGTTGGCGTTGCTAACAATATCCTGATCCTGAATGGCGACCCATGAGGTTCCGTTGGAGCGATAAAGCTTGCCGTCGTCGGAGTCCCACCAGAGGTCACCGGCCTTATGTGACGACGGGGCAATAGCTTGATAGTACGTCAGGGGGAGAGAGGACACGGAGGAGTCGAGGTTAGTGATAGAACCATTGATGGCTGTGATGTCACCTTCGGCCGTCGTCACGCGCCCTTGGAGGGAGGCGATCGCAGTGGTGTTCCCCGAGAGGCCGCCTTCAGCGGTCGACATGCGGTTCTCTAGCTGAGTAATATCTGAGCTGATTGCAGCGTCGGCAGTAACCCGTGCGGACACTTCGTTTGCAATAGCGGCGGCGTTTCCACTTAGAGATACGTCAAAGCCGGATAGGCGAGTGCCAAGGGTTTCTCTGATAGTCGTGCTGCCTTCTTTGAATACCTGAACCGTTGTTTCATCCAGATACCAAGCGGCCCCATCGCCGGACTTAGCGCCCATGAGAGCGAGGTCTGAAGCCAAAGCCCCATCCCCATCAGCGCGAGAGGTTTGTTCCGCAAGGATGGAAGCTTCCGCCGCCGCGATAGCGCCCTCAGCAGTAGTTACGCGCGCGGCCAAGGCTGTTCGGGCGGATGCTTCTGCGCTATCCCCATTGGCCCTTGCGGTTTGCTCCGTAACGATAGCTGACGTGTTAGCTGCAATGTTGCTATTCACAGTCGCCAGTAGTGCGTCAACGCGTGTGGCCTCCGCTGTGTCGGCAGCTACTCTTGCAGACTCCTCCGTGGTTATCGCTGACGTGTTAGCTGCAATGTTGCTATTTACAGTAGCCAGCAGGCCGTCAACACGTACGGCCTCCGCTGTGTCGGCCGCCGCTCTGGCAGATTCCTCTGCGGTGATCGCTGCAACATTATCCCCCACGGAGGCATCAAGGGCGGACAGGCGCGTTGCCAGAGAAGTCGTGGGATCAACCCGTACCTTTTCCATGTTCAGGATATAGGCGAGGCTGTCAGCGGATTTTGCGCCGATGAGGTCCAGCTTCTCGTTAATAGCCGCGTCTGCATCAATGCGCGCTATCTGTTCATTCTGGATAAATGTAGAGATGCCTGTGCCGTCAATGTCCGCCAAGACGTCTACGGTAGCCTGAAGGCTTGTGACGCGCGCCGCCTCGTCCAGAATGGACTGGGCGTTTAGATCAATGTCCGTTATGCGCTGCTGTAGGTCCGCGACGACTGCCGTGTTCAGGATTTCTTGAGCAATGGCTTCTTGTTTATCGAGGGCGGTGCTGCCCTCAATGAACGAGCCATCAGACAGGCGAGACAAGCCATCAGAAATGGCATCCTCATAGCTGTCTTGAAGTTCCTGCTGGATGTAGAAGACCTGCGCCACAGCGGTATTTAGGTCTTGCTGTGTAAGCACAGAGCCATTCTGGAACTGAACCAATCGGCTATCCATAGGGGTCACCCGTTGGATCACAACCTTGTCCCCAGCACCGGGGACGGTGTGTAGCTTAACGGTGCTATCGTTCAGCCAGCGGTGTGGGAGTATCTGTGGTGTCCCGTTGACAAGAACCTGAACGTGCGCCTTAGAGAGATACGGAAAGGGGACACTGAAAGTATCCACCGATCCGTTGCCTGTGTAGGCTGCGTATGTAGTTGCCATTTAGTTCCAATACTCATCTTCTTGGGAGTGCTTAGGGAGGTTTTGGTTCATCATCTCGATCCCGTTTTTAACCGGGACAATGTTGGGGAGGAGGGCTTCAAGCACCCGTGAGTCCTCCTGTGAGAAGTTGTAGCTGGGATGTGCCAGCGATCCCGGAAGGGACGCAAGCTTCCCTAGGTTATTTATAGTGCTTACCGTAGGGTTCCCCGCGATGAAGCTTGCAGCCTGCCCGGAGCTTCGCCCGTATTTGAACACAGGATCAAAGCCGGTAAGCTGCATAGCAGTATCTACAAGTCCCGGAAACAGGGTCAGCATCCCGTGCTTCTGGAGGGAACCTTTGACGATGTTGTCCAGAGACAGCCTATCCTCAAGTTTCTCCCCGTCCATCCAGTTGTTAGCTGTCTGCTGTCCGATATAGGCCAGAGAGGAGGACATAAGCCCCATGCTGAAAACCATGAAGGTCTCCATGTCACGGAAGTGAACGTTATGAAGGAACTGCTTCGAGTAAGCGTTGACCGCGAACGAGCGGAACTGAGTGAGAACCTTTCCGAGTTCTTTATGCATGAAGGGAATGGTGGAGCCGATGTCATTCTCTTGAACAGCGATGCGTTGTAGCCTGTTCATTCCTAGTGAGAATGAGCCAAAGACTTCATCGTCCCAAGATTGGTAGTTGATGGCCTTGAGGCGGCCTGAGGGTGAGAACTTTGAGTGCTTACGCATCTCCTCAAAGATGCGTTCCTGCATCTTGTCAGACCACCCTGCGTCGCGCAGGCGCACCCTCTGAGCATCGGTCAGCAGCTTCCTGCCGCTGGCGAAGAGAGAGAGCTTATGTGCAATAGACTTGGCGGCGATACCTTGCATCCAAGCGGTCACGGGAGCAAGGCCACCGGCAATAGAGACAAAGCGTTTCATCCCTTGCAGGACATTATCGGCCTTCTCTAACCCCTGACCGAGACGTGTGGTCGTATCGAAGCCAATACCTAAGTCATCAAACCCACGCATCACGGGGTTCCTAACGAAGTCCGAGCCTGAACCAAGAACGAAATGGAGTTCCTCGGCAAGGTCATCTTCGAGTTCGCCTTTACGCGCTCTCCGCCATAGTGCTTTCAGCCCCGGCATATTCGCGAGCATGTTCTTCAGGCCCACCTTACCGGCCACAAAGCCTAACTCGGCCATCTGACCAAACCAACCAGCCTGTCCCATTTTTGTCACGAAGTTGAGGTCACGTAGAGACTTGCTCACCTGATTAAATGAGGAGTAGGGGTCTGTATCAATGGAGCGCCCTGTTATAAGGTTTACCACCTCATCAAGCTTTTTGGCGGCTGTGACATCCCCTTGAGACCTGATGTCTTCAAGAGCCTTGTTCACATCCGACTGTGACCTATACCCTTTTTTGGCAAGGGCGGACCACCCTGCTGCTGATCGAACATACCGCGTACCCACGCGGCCCACGTCCTGATCGAACAGGTCCATCACCCGGTACGTCTTGCCGCCCACCTCGGTCTCTGCCGTCATATCCATAAATAGGCGCTTCTTCAGCCAAGAGGGGCGGCCATCGTTGGTATCCCCTTTGGACTTCTTTATAGCCGTCAGGGCCTCTTCAACTTCACTGAAGAGCTTGTCATCATCAAACCATAGGCGGAGGGATTCCATGTCGTCAAAGGACACCCCATGAAAATCCTCCATGTCCACTCGGTGTGACTTGGCGCTCAGCCTTCGGGCATATGCTTTAGACACCCTTGTAGCTACGTTCTCCGGCATCTCAGGATCGAGGCCCCTACGGATTATCTGTGCGAGACCTTCAAGATTGACCTCGGAGAGTACCTCTCGGACCTTTTTGAGACGAGGCACGCGAGGGAGGTAGTTTTTATTAAAGGGGATGTTCTCTGCGCCAAGGACGCCAGCAGCCTTCTGCTCTTCAAGCATGTTGCGCATCATTGTGCTGAACTGATCAGCAGCTTTGATCACATTCTCATCAGCCTCGTCAGCGCCGTGGAGGTACTCCCCAATACGCCGCCGGAAGACCTCTCCGGGGGCTGAGTTAAACTCAGCGGAGATGCCTCTATATCCGTTTTCCTTGGCCCAAGCCTTGTAGAAGGGGTTCGAGGATTTATAGTATGTCGTGAGGTGCTTGCGCTCAATGAGGTCAGCCTCAAGCTCAGCCGAGTGTTGCCGTACAGAGTCTTTATTCTTCAGAGGCCCCGCCTCAAGTAGGTCAAGACCCATTTTACGCGCTCGGGAGCTTGCTGACCCGATTACCTGCTTGGCGTAAGTGGGTAGGTGGAAGGATGCCAGAGCCAGATCATCGCTCTCCGGATGCGCCTCCAAACCTTCGGACTGTGTTCTGGTACCTGTGGTTGGCGCTTCATCCGCTTGTGGAGGCTTTGCCTTCCTAGAGAGAGGGATGGCTCCTCGCTCATCCGCAGCAAGTCTCTTAGCTGCTTCGATGAAGGCTGCATTGTCTTTCGGGGCAAGGTAGCCCAGCCCACTACCGAGCGATAGCCCAAGTAGACCGGCATAAACAATATGCTCATTGCCCCTGAAGGAGCTACCACTTACCACAAAGCTCTCAACTGAGGCGTTAATTGCAGCGGCGGAGACGCCGGAGCGCAGCACACGCTGCATTTTAGTACCTTTACTCACCAAGCCGATAGGCCCGCTCAAGAGCGACAATGCCCAATCTGTAGGGTCTAATGTGGCAGCGGTGAAGGAGGCAAGCGCCCCCCAGCCCTCGGCCTGTGCAACATATTTATCTCTTTCCAGCTCATCCTCTGCGCGCTGAACGAGATAGTCGAGATGCTTTCGGCTCATGGCGCTGCCATATTCAAACTCAAGGGGAAGCGCCTCGATCCTATCAGATAGCTCTTTGTCTTCGCGGAGAGTCTCCTCCAGATTAAAAAAGCGGTCATAGCTGAACCCAGCGTCCGTAAGTACGCGGGAGATGCCTGCGATAGAACTCTCCGAGTTCAAGGCTGTAGGAAGCACATCGAAGAACCCCGGCTGCTCATCCTCTTTCTTCAGGTGGTCCGGCGTGGGAAACGTGGTGACAACCGGGTCATATACGTTCTCCCTATGCTGGGAGGTTGAGGGGCTTACTTTGACCTGCTCGTCTTGCATCGTATCTACTTCCTAATCATTTGGGAGAGTTCCATAGTAGGTGTTGAAAGTCTCCATGTTACGTTCTCGGCTTTCGGCGGAGAGGTTATTCCGACGATCCAGCTCTTCCGCCACGAGAGCCTCCCAGTCTTCCTTGCCATACTTTTCAATGCCAGCCTTATCGATGGCGCGCGTGCGAGCGCCCGGTGAGACAACTCCAAAGGAGGTGGTGTTGAAAAGGACCGGAAGATTATCAACCGATCCTACAAGGGAGCGCACTGCTTCGGCTCTCTGCTCTTCCCGGAGCCTCTGATTTTCTTCCAGCTCCAGCGCCCGATCCCTAGCTGCGTAGCTGGCGGCCATCTCTCTGACGTTAAATGTTCGTATGTTTGGATCGCCCGGTAGGAAGAGTTCCCCGCGCTTTACAACACGGACTGTGTTTCTGTCAGCCATACGCACTGTGGGGACGATCGCCCAGTCGTCAGCATCCTCCCCTTCAGGAATAAGCTTCTGCTTGGCGAACTCGGCGAACTCATCAGTATTCTGTGGCCACCCCTGATCTTTACGGAAGGCCACGTTGTCAACGTATACAGTTCCTTCCGAGTAAATCTCAGCAGCTCTCTCAAGAGCGTCCTCAGGCTTATAGAAGACGCCTGTACTATACATGACTTCACCAAGGGCCTGAACGTCTAGGATCGCGCTTTGTGGGGTTTCTTCCCCAAACTCAAACCACCGCGTAAGGCCGCTTTGGATGGTGCTTATCGCCGTCTCTGAGCGAGCGCCTGACCTGAATCTCTTTGCGAGTTCCGGGTCTCGGTTGTTCATCAGCTCTTGCATCTGTTCTGGGGTCTTCCCGGCAAGCGTTGTGCCAGCTTTATAGACCTCAAAGTCTGCACGGACCTCTTTAGGGAGGACGCTGGCTACAAGTTGGGCATCCGCGTTATTCCACTGAACGTACTGTTCATATGCGGTTGGATACTTCACAGAGCCGGGAGCGGTGTGTTCGATGAACTCCTTCACAGCGGAAGGCATCATCTTGTTCTCAACGCCGACCTTTATGATTTCATCGTACTGACCCTGCCGGGCAAGCTCAGTAGTCTTCAGATCGAAAGCTTTCTGCTGATCTTTCGGGGGGATGAGGTCTACTCTGCCCTGAACCACCAAGTCGCCATATTGAGAAGCTATGGCGGCGTCCTGTCTCTTCGACCATGCCTTTGACATTTGAGAGGAAAGGAAGCTCTCTGAGATACCAAGGCGTTTGTTCCAGTCGTTCAACTTTGAGACATCAAAGATGCCCTGATCAGCTTGTATTTCAATACTGGCTCTCGTCCCTATCCGCTCAAGAGCAAGAGCGTCCTGTGCAATCTTCCTCCGGTTCTGCTTAACAAGAGAGAGAGCCTGAGCAACATGTGCCTGCTGTGCAGCGTCTAGGAGAGGGCCATTAGCGTGGCGCGCATCCAGAAGTTCCTGAAGAGGGGCCTCGTCGTTAGCATCAACGGCCATGCGGATAGCGCCGGGAACTAGTGCGTCCCTTAGCTTAACTGATGACGTCTTATCCGGGGCATCATTAATAATCTCCATGATGCCAAGCTTGCCGTTCTTGCCCATCTCGTCGAGAGACGCCATGTAGGCATTACGCATGTTTTCTGCTTCAATCGAGGCGTACTCGCTATCGACCCTATGGGTGATGATCTCTGTGGTTCTGCCAAGTATCCTCTGGCGGAGAGCGGAGGAGCGTTGCAGACCCGCTCGTAGCAGATCAGGCCGGTCGCCGAAGATGGAGACGCCCTCCTCATCCTTGTAGAACTTCTCAAGACCGAGATCGACCATCTCATTGACGTCTTCTAAGGTGACGCCTTTATTCTCCGCCGCGTGTTGGGCGATGGTGCCCTCTAGCTCAATTTCGTAGGCCGTAAGATCGCGATCAAACTTCGCAGCGTTAAATGCTCGCACGTAAGCATCAGACTTCTTAGCCAGTACAGGGTCCATCTCACCTGTGGAGAGGAAGTCCTGCTGCGCCTGATCCGAGCGGTTCTGTTCGAGTCCATTAAGAGCCTCCGAGGCTACGCCGCCAACGAGACCAAGGGCAGCTTTAAGCTGTGTGGCAGTGCTAAGTCCGTCAGTTTGGACGTTAAGAGATGCCGCCACGCCTCTTCGAGCCGAGGAGCGGCTTGCTTGACGTATTCCGCCGCGAGGGCGTCGTGTTTCTGTAGGGCGAGGCATTACGTTGCTCCTGCGCTTTTAGCTGCTTGTTTGGCCCCCTTGAGGACGTTCTCGGTATTGAAGCCTCCAGTAAGCTTCATACCGGCTTGATAGCCTGAATAGCCTGCTTTTGCGATCTGGAGGCCAGCGCCTAGGGCTGTAGGCATCTTGATCTGTGACAAACGTGACTTGGTTTGAGAGATGCGCTCCTGCTGCGCACTATCGTTATTCTTTGAAATAGTAGTGAGGTCCATCTCGGTCTGCATTGCGGAGTCCTGAAGGAAAGCCTCAATTGAGCCGCTCGCTAGGTTTAACCCGGAGGCACCGGCGGCGACCCTGATCTGAGCATCTTCACGCCTCTTTGCGCGAAGCCGTTCGTTAGACTCAAGCGTGGCTTTGTCCTGAAGCTCATCAGCCTGTTTCTCGGATTGCCTGTTGATTTCATCTGCTTGGGCCTGAGCGGCCTTCATCTGACTTACTGTACTAGCTGCCGCGCCCACAACGGACACCACAGCGAATGTTACTGGATCACACATTATGATGTTCCCTAGGCTTGATGTCGTATAAAATGTAAAAAAGGAAGCCCCCCAACTCCGTAAGACATGTCAATGTCAATTACCTTAAAGCCACACCATTCGAGCCACTTCTGGCTCTTTAGGTTCCTGAGGTCTATGAAGTTATGAAGGACGGGGAAGTGTTTATGCATCTTCTCAATATACGGAAGAGAGTTTCTGAGGATCGCTATGCCATTCTGGTCCATAGCCGGGGTGCCGAGCATCCAGACAGAGCCGACGCAAGCCGGGCCAACGCACGGAGCGCACCCGAAGATAGCTATAGGCGTCCCGGAGCTGTCCAGAATAACCCAGCAGGCAACTGAGACCTCAACAGAGAGGGCTAGAGCTTGTAGAGGGTCAAGCCCACAAGACGCCGCAATCTCCTCCGTATCGCTCTCGCGGAGGTTCCCTGCGATTGCTCTGATGTGTTTGAAGGTGGGGTCTGTAAACTTGACCATACTCTCTCCTAATAGGCTCTTGCCCTGTTATTGTACATGCCTTCCCATTCTGCCGACTGGAAGGATGAGCTGACATGCGTGTCATTGATTACGGCCACCGTGGCATCGCGGCTGTTTCCATAAACCTGAAAGGACCACGCCCCTGTTTCATAGGAGGGTTCACCAAGCTTTAACGAGGCTACCCCAAGGGTCTTTGCGGTGAAGTCAGCAGTACCTGCCGGGACAACCTCCTCGACTGTGGGGTTAATTCCATAAGGGGCCACCTCAAGCTTGAAGAAAGCCGTGTCTGTGAAATATAGCGTAAAGGTTCGTAGTATCAGCCTTCCGGTAGTTATGGCTTGACCCTCCCTGCCCACCATAAACTGCTCCGAGAACGTATACCGTGCGGTATAGTTTGCCCCGAAGTGTACAGGGTTGGCAGAGGTATCTCCGGGAACCTTGAAGGTAAGCGGGGTGGGCCACTCATACGTCGAGGGGTCGATTAACGAACCCACTCCTTCAGGATGTCCCGAGCCTCTTACAGCCCGGAACGTGGGCTGCTCAAAAGCGCCGGGGAGCGTATACTCCGTTTTGTCTTCCACAGGGAGGTACGTACCTGAGACGGACATCTGTCGATCTAGGTGGAGTGCTTTACCGATGTCCGGATGGACGTAGCCTGAAGTAAGGTTTATACGCTCAATAGACGTCCCTGTTGATCTGGAGATGACCATATAGAGATACTCATCGACAACCTCCATAGCAAGGATGCTATCCCCGTCTGCAAAATCCCATTGATGCCACGCGGACTGCGCCTTCTGATCTCCAACCCAAAAGAACTGGTACACGTAAACAACATTTGGTTTACTCTCGGTGACGACAAAGAGCGCGTCGAGGTTGGGACTTCCGGCGAGGACCGAGGCCCCCTTCGGGATATACCGGGGAACATGCGCCGTCACGTCGGATGCCTGCTCCAACCCTGTCGAGGCGGAGGCGAAGTATTCGTACATACGGGAGTAGTTGGCAGTGTCTGCCAAGAAGTAGATGTCCCTACCCACCATCCGTGGGCGAACCTTTAGGTTCATCTCATATCGTGTTGTGGGGTGTAGTTGGATGTTCCCGGCGGCGAGACCTTCTTCGCTGTATGTGAGTGCGAACTGGGTTTGCCCGGAGAAGAGCATAACCCCCTCTCTAAAGGGGACGGCGTAGCGTAGGATGTTGACGTTTGTCTCGGAGGACGCCACGTCAATGACATCAGAATCAATAAAGTCAAGTACGGTTGTCCGGAAAAAGTTTCCGAAGTCACCGGCAACGGACATGACGACGTTTTCATCTACAAGGAAGCTGAGGCGGTTCTGTGAGAAGAACACGTCGTTGATCTTCCGGCCAATGAATGTGGGGGCGGGGTTCGTATCCTCATCCCCTACACGTCGAGGTGCCCATGAAAAAGGCGCAAAGGTAAAAGTGCCATCGGCGTTCCTGACAAGGGCGTGAGGCATGGTCAGAGGATCAATCGCATTGGCGATGTTAGGGGCCACGGTTTCATCCCACACCCCTCCGTTCTTCACCACGTAATAGCTGGTGAATAGGCTTTCGGTCGTCCCTTTGATCCTATAGAGCGCCCCTTGGGGTGCCGTATCCGGGAGGTCTTCAAACGCCTGAACTGACGCCGTAACGCCGGTTCCGTAAAAAGTGTTGGGGGTATACTGCTTATAGAGCAGAGAGGCTCCCCACGGGTCCACCCGCGTGTTGAGCCACGCGTAGTCGAGAGGGTCCGCCACATTGTCAGCCCCGACGACATCCATCTTACACTCGACGGTCTTGTTAACAACGAAGGTATAGTCCGCTACTGTGACAAGAGCAAAGTCCTCCGAGGGGCTTGTGGCCGTCAGGTAGCTCTTCCCGGCTGGGAAGGACACAGCCTTGGCCTCTCCGGTTTCCTGATCGAAAACCTTGAGGTCGCCATTGGACAGCAGGACGATGTAGCGTTCCGTTACGTCCCTGTTTATATAGTGGATGAGCTGATCGCCCAAGGGACCAGCATCTATCTGATTAACATGCTCCGTCCCCGGCCGCTTGCCGAGACCATCCACAATAGTGGCCCAAAAGTTCACCTGCTCAGCGCACTGGTCAGGCCGGTGCATAGTCGCTGGCTGTTGAGAAATCCCATTATACATTCCGGGAATCTGACGGGTTATCAGTGACATCTTTTAGCGTCCTTTGTGGAACTGACGGGCGTGGAAACTGTTGAGGAAGTTATCATCCCCCTGACGCGTCTCGTAAGAGATAAGGGCCGCTCTGGCCTCATCTTCCTCTTCTTTTGTAAAGTAGTAGAGAATCTGCGATCCGATGCTAGCAGCTTGGAAGCGCCGCGCCGCGCGCATTGTGATGTAATCGCGCGCTGCCTGTGGGATGTCCTCAAAGGGGAGAAAATAGCTTATATCTGCGGTAATATCCTCGGCGAACTCAAAGGTGTTCTCTAGGCGATCCCACAGCTTCTGTACGTTGCCATCGGAGCTGTCCGTGCGTGGCACCACGTCCATGAATGGGTCTGAGGGGTCGATGGAAAGGGCATTCGCAGGGACCAGAATGTGATCATTTAGGTCTCTCGTCATTTCCACATTGAGGTCAGTATTAAAGCTCCAGTCGTTATTCTGGACAGAGCGGGATACGTTATGCACATGAAGCTTC